TTATTGACAGTTGTTTCATGCTTTTGCTGCATGAGCGCAAATTGCTTTTGGAGATCCTTCAGCGGTTGATTAGCGTATCCTCCCCCGCTTCGAGGACGATATTCCATCTGTTTATAATGGGCTTTCATGGCTTCAAGTTGGGCTTGTTTAATGGCATCTTGGCGAAACTGATTGCCAACATCCAAAAGAACTGAATCTAGGTGATTAAAACCCGCTACGTTATCTGCCATTATTCAATTCCTCCCTGTAACAGAGCCATCATTAAAGCGTTGTTTTTTGCATTCCCAGATTGGTCTGCTGAATTGATAATATTCCTCGCCGTGTTCCCAGCAGAAGCTCCCAGCCCAAGGAAGTCTAAAAGACCGGGTTGCTGTTGTTGTTGCTTCCAGTCCTGTTCTTCCTGCGCTAATTGATCTTGGAGCGATTGAAGCCCAGTATTAGCCATTCTAGAATTGGCCATAGCGTTTTGATACCCAAGTTGAGACTGTCCGCCATTAGAGATGATGTCCGTCATTGGATTTGGCGTATTATTTCCTAAATCCCCTGATTGCAGAAGATTTTGAAGATTGCCCGTCATAGCCCCAAGGTTGACTTGGTTTTGACCAGGCGCTTGACCAACTGTGTAATTACCAAATGGATTGTTTGTCATGGTGGCCATATCTATCTCCTAGACTAATAGTTTAGATACAAAAGGAATGGCAGCGGCCCCCAGCCCAAAAATATCCGTCAATCCGGCCTGAGAATTTGATTTTTGGGTTGAGAAGTTATTCAAAGCATTTTGAAACTGGTTCTGATCCATCAAAAAGTTTTGATTAGAGTTTTGTAGACCACTTAATTCATTTTGAAGTCCAAGTCCCTGATCATTCTGGGCGTTCTGAAGATTATTAGATAAATTGGCCATATCAGCCGTTCCTTCGCCACCATTCAAATATGACTGTAACAATCCGCGTTGATTAAGTTCACCAAGTAATTGGTTTTGAGCAATAGCCGCTTGCTGAAGATACCCGGCATTATTAGCGTTAGTAGTATTAGTCGCATCATAACCAGCCACGTTAGCGTTTTCAGTATTGGCTAGTTGGTTAGTTTGATTATTAAGCCATTGATAAGTAGCCCCTGAACCACTACCGTTTCCATAGCCTTCGCCAGTATCCGACGCCAAAACATTCAGATCGTTTAGGATGCCATTGTCTTGTTGTTGATTTTGAATACCACCACCGTACATTTTAGCCAAACCTTGCAACTGCCCTAGACCTTCTCCGGCATTGAATAGAGAACTAAAACTATTCGGAGACGAGAATTGATTACCACCACCGTAGTAATTATCGGCCAAATCATGGTAAGCCTGATCCACTGCTTGTTCTGTGTCATATTGACCAGTGATATCGGTTGGCGTGAAGGTTTGAGGTTGATACCAAGTGGGTTGAGTTAACCCATTTACGCCAGTTCCTTGAAAGATATTAGTCGGAAGACCGGTAATTGGATCTGGCAAGTTCGCATTTCCATAGTTAATTCCACCATTGAATGTCCCGTTTGCAGTGGGAGTGGGAGCGCCAGCCATTAGATTACCTCCGCTTCGGTATATGAAATCGCATAACCCGAATAAACGATTGAGTTGTAAAAATTGCTCTGCGTATTAGCCGAATCAATTTCTACAGAGAAAGCGTGACCCTGACAACCTGGGCCTATATTCAACTCAACGTATGGAGTACTACCGACCTGCGGAATCGTAAATGTAGTGGTATAAGCAACAGTGCCACCGACAAAATCAGTATAAAACTTTAACGTTCCTATGGCCGAACTGAGATTGGACGTTATGAACAACCTGATCTGGGCCGGGTCTTTCTGGATAAAAGGCATTCCCAAATTGTTCCAAGAGGATTGTACCAAAAAGTTCTGGTTGTAAGAAGTGGGAAAAAGCCCATTGGTTTGAGCCTGAGTCAGGAAATAAAGCCCGTATGTATACCATCTGGGTATGCCATCAGCGGGGGAAACGTATGTAAAACCGCCAAGATAAACACTTAAAGCATCTGCTGTTCCGCCAATAAATGACCAATTATTTTCAGTCGGGTTAAAGATAAAAGCGCCGCAGTTATCATAATCTGCTGTTTGAACAGGCGTGGTCCTAGAAGGGCTGCCTGGGCCGCACATTATATATAAAGCTTCTTCGGCTGAATTATACGCCAAAGAAACTGAAAATGGACTAACCACTGTACCGTTGATAGATAAGTTTATCTTTTCGGATATTAGCGTTTCTTGGTTGCCGTTAAAGCTATAGAGCGCCCTGCCATTAAAGAAATAGGCATTTGATCCTATGCGCGCAATACAGTTCTGGTTATAAGCCCCAACAGTAGCCATTGTCTTTTGTAAAGCTATATTGCCACCCGCAGTAATTAGACCTGTAGTATTCCCGGTTAATATCCAAATATCATTTGTTCTAAAAATGATCAGGTAGGTATCCATTGATACCATTCCGGTAATTGCGTTCTGGCCGTTTCCAGGGTCTATAACTAAGGCATTGGAAGTATCCAAAGTTCCGGGGGTGGCAATGATGCTTGGAACCAGAGTATTTGGATTGGCCGGATCACCCGCGTACCACATATAGTTTTGATAAGAGACAATGTATTTATACTTAGTGGATGTAACCTTGGCCATGGTCGGAACGGTAGCATTGAAGTCAACAGAGAAAACACCATCCTGACCGTTAGCGAAGTACAAAGTATTTTTCTGGGTAGCCCCAGTATTTGGAAACTGACAGAAGTTGAAATTAGATTGATCGGAACCTGAATAAAAACCATCGAACATAGGCATAAATGACAAACTGTTATCAGCCGACCCTATGGGGTCATTAGAAAGTGTGTTGTACAAAGCATTGTTTACGTTGGCGATCAGCGAATCATCGGATTGATTAAATTGGTCAGGAGCTTGGGTTAAATATACATAAGGGTATGCTGAGTTTATGTTGGCCGAAGGCCAGGGGAAAGTTTTGGTTGCCGTGGTCACAGAGGTGAAATTAGCTATTGTTAAATGAACGAATTTTGTAGTCACTGTTGAATTGGCTGTTATGGATACCTGAGCGTATTCAATGACAAATGGATTCCATGAACCAGTTGTTGAAGACGGAGAATTGAATAGGAATTTAATAGGAACAAATGAACCGCTGGTATCTGTCTGAGTAAAGTTCCATTGTCTATAGTTAGAAGCATCGGTGCCAATTCGGATATAGCCAGAAGCGTACCCAGTTAAGTTTTCCATAGCCAACGATAAAATAGGCGTAGTGATATTTATAAGGCCAAGATTTACCTGCGGAAGAGTCGCGGTGTGCGTACAAGTTTGACCCGTAGTCATGGAAAACTGAACGTAAGATTGGCTCAAGACCCCATTGGTATTGACTAGTGTAGTCGTGCCCGTCCCAGATTCAACATAAGTCTCGGCTGGCAAGATCGTATTGTTCAGATTTGCAACGAAGACGGTTTGAGGAAAACCTGCGTAGGTAAATGCGTCTGCATAACTACCAGGTGTTCCACCTACGTTAACCGGGGGCAACGTGTTAACGATACCGCCAAAAGCAGTCGTGTTTAAAGCTGGTATTCTGGCATTTGTGCAATTTAGCCATTCACTAGGAGCCTGAAGAGTAATATCCGAATTGTTATTTAGGCCTCCACGAAGCCCAAACTGTTGGCTCATGCGCCTGCCAGTGGTTTGGGAACCCGATAAGCCTCTGGCGTTTGAAGTAATGCCGTCGATTACTTTTCTTGATCCCATATCACATCTCGAACGAGTAACGTTGGAAGTTGTTATTTAACATAGATAAAGGTTCCCTGCTCTTGCGACCGGAATCGTTGTACTTCTGAACATATTCTTGTCGCTTTTGAGAATAAAGCCCTTCAAATGCAGGATCGCGCTTGTCATGCATGATCTGAGCGGCTATCCCATAGATCAAAGCTTGGTCCAATCGATCATCGATTTGAGGAACGGCTGTATTAGTTCCCACGGTAAACAAAGCCGGTTTCAAAACAAAGAACTGGGTTATAGGAAACCCCGCCACGTTAGGAACCATTGCCAGAGCCAAAGCATAAGTGCCTTGACCAGCATTGCCAGTTGGGTCCCAATCGATGTAATAGTGAAACGGTTGCCCATTTCTCGTGAAATATCCAGGTCCATAGATGTTGTACATTTCTTCAGTGCTACCTTGGCTCAAACGGATCTGAGCATTTGGCGCACCCACGTAAACATCTACCAGTTCCAAACAATTCGATGGAAGGTCATACATCCGTTGACCAACAACCGTCAGTTGTTCTAGCCCAATGTTTGAAGATTTAATGCTTCGGCATTCCGAGGCAAGCCTCTGCATTTCTTCGTTGGCATAAGCCACGATAGTAGCGTCAGAAGTATAGGCGTCCGGGCTTGTCGGATTGACCTTACACTTTCGGCGGACTTGGCAAAGAACGCTCTGTTCTGTAGTTGCTGGACCTAGAACCAGTTGGCTCATTTTTTATTTCATCCCCATGCGCGCATTGGCGATATTTCCAATATGAGGCAAACCTTCCATGTTCAAAGCCGCTTGGCCCATGTGAGCCATGTGCGGGCTTGAACTATGAGCAGCCCTTTCCACCTTAGCCTTTGGGATATTCTTACCCATAGGCGTACCAGTGGCCCTATGAAGGCCACCCTTATTCATGTGAGTTTTTTGTATCCAATTAGCCATTTGGGCCACCTCCCATAGGCGCGCCTCCGCCCATCGGAGCCCCGCCACCCATAGGTTGGCCGCCGCCTTGAGCCGCACGAATCAAAGCCATCATGATCATATGCTTCTTAGCTTGATCGATTCCAGCTCCAGGCATTTGACCTGCGCCATCAGCGCCAGGGGAAACAACGTGTTTCATCCCGCCGCCAACAGCGCCCCCTAATTTTTGAGCAGCCGGATCATCTCCCATGCCTTCGGGGCCTTTAGAACCAAAAGGCATTCCTTGATTGTTTTTCATGACAGCTCCTTAAATAATTTGATAAGTCACACGAACCCAAGTGTTAACAGTGCCGGTTGTAACGGCAGCCAATCTTTTACCAGCATTACAAACCAATCCTTGAGGGAAAGTAATAGACCCTCTTCCGGTAATAGCCGTATTCAAAAAGATGCGGTCCGTACCGTCAACCGCATTGTTATCGCCTACAACCAAAGTATTAGTCGCACCAGCCATATCCCAATCAATTTGATAGATCAAAAGAGATAATGTACCAGGTTGATAAGTGGCCTGGACGCCAGCAGGGGCGGTAATTAAAGTTGTGGTTGTTGCGGTGACGATCCTAGCAACGTTAGTTGTTTTAACGTCGGTAGTACCCATCTCCTTAAAATGATAAGGTTGTTGATTCATGATTCTCCTTACTGATTAACGATTTGAAGCATGAACGGAGTCGCTATCGAAGTATTGGAAGTATCTTCTGTAGCGATCACTACCGTCCCAACCGGGCCGTTCACTCGACCTAGTGCAATTTCTGTAAACTTACTAGTTGCCCCGGATTGGGCTTGTTGTGCCACTCGAATTTCGGAATCGGGTGCCAAATTCGGAATATTGGTGATAGTGCAAGAATTAACGCCGGACGGGAAAATAGCCGTCAAACGAATTCTTCCCCATCCCTTATTGAACGGTTTAGCCGCCCAAGAACTTCCGTACTGAAGATACGTTACGTTAGTGGCTGTTGACATTTACGGCCTCACAAATCTTCGATTTCGACTACCAAGTTAACATTCGCATTAGGCGACGCGTTAACGGGAGCCAAACCAATGGTTCCTGAATTAAGATCATAAACCGTATTCGCCGTATTCCACAAAATTCCCGCATAACCAGTGGCGGCGTTAGTTTGGGTTTCTCGCACAAAGATCAAGTCGCCGTTTTTTAAAGGTCCGACGCCCGACAAAGTATTCGTCGTACCAGTGCTGTTATATGTGCAAGTGTACGCACGCTTACGACCCAGACCCAAAGGTGAGTTAGGGTTGCCAGTAACGATAGCCTTTTTATTAAGAACTGAAACATTAGCCATTTCATCCTCCGAAAAGAAATTGAAGTGCCCCCGGTTAAGAGGGCACCCAAGAAAATACTAGGTAAGCGTGAAAGGATACGGACCAGTACCAGCGGTCACATACCCACCCATACGCCGACGTTGAGTGGTAGCCAAGAACATCACCGAGCGAATGTACCCAGTGTTATAAGAAGCGGCCACAGGTTCAGTGAATCCCGAAGACCAGAAATCGAAGCTCGAATCGAACCAGAATTCCAAATACTTGGAAGTCAAGATGTAGCAGTTACCAGTGGACGAACCATCATCGGTAGCGCCCTTATCCTTGATAAAGCGAACATCTTGGACCGAGATATCACCGGTGCGCCAGACGCTTTCCTTGTTATCGATCTTGGTGTTGACATTACCGCCACCCATGATCTGAACTAAACGAGGATGCAAGACTTGGCCCAGGATACCAATATCCGGTTTATCCCCCCCGTCCGTCATCACCGAGATACGGGTGATAAGCGGGTTGAGCGAGTTGAAAGTCGTCGAAGTCGTGATGGTGCTAGGAGCCCACCAAGTATCGACCGACTGATCGATCTGACCAACGAACGGAGTCGCATCCGAAGTGGAACAGATCTGATCCAGACCCCAGAATTGGAGGCTGTTCGAGTTCAGATTACCTTGGTACATGTTCGTCGAAAGAAGCTCGACGTGACGGTTGGTAGCCTGAATGATCTTCGATTCTTGCAAGGTGATACGAGCATATTCCGAATCCCCGGCGCGGACTTTTTCGTCCAGCGTAATGGAGTAAGGATTTTGCACGGCCTTGATGTTATAAACGATGCCTTCCGTCTTCTGAGTTTGGGTAGTGCCCAAGCTAGCAGAAGTCGAAGTCGGATCGATGAACGCACCTTCCGTATCAGAAGCATACAACACGACCGGCTGGTACTGCGTACCACCCTTCCAGGTTTTCTTACACTTTTCATACAAGTCAAAAAACACCGGATGGGCGATAGAAATGTTATCGACCACTTCCTGCGGGATTAGGGGCCATACCTGCGCTGCTACTCCCGTAATAGGTGAACTAGCCATTTGTTAAATTCCTCCTGAACTCTTAAAGAATCCCCCATTTGGTTCACCGAATTCTCTACCGAATTCGACGTACATTTGGGCTCTCTTTTCAGCGCTCTTTTCATTTTTGATAGCGGCTAAAAACCGCTCCTTAACACCAGGCATAACACCCGGCGCTCCCTGCTTATCCGCAGGACTAGCAATACCCCGTAAAGGGCTATTTCGCTCCTGGGCCTTTTTCGACCACAACGTAGCAAGCTTATCTTCCATCAACAGAGCGTATTCCCCGGCTATGTTAAAACTATGGTTGTACTGAGCCTTCTGCATTGCTTGCGGTAATGGCATACCGTTTTGCATATACGTCTGGGCTTCGTTTTGAACCATTGCACCATACCGCTTCCAGAATTCTTGCTGGTCGGCGGGTGTAGCCTCGAACTTCTGAAAAGCACGGTTGGTTTCATCCTGAACTTCAGAAAACTTTTCTCGCCGTAAGGATTCAACCTGTTGGCGTTCTTGAGTTTGCTTCCATTCCTTTAACTGTGCCCGGATATCTTCTAATTCTTTATTGCTTTGGTTCTGATTCGTTTTCGGCTTTTCCGGTTGTCGAGCCTGTTGGGCGATCTGGGCTTGCTCTTTTGGAGGAAGACCCTTCCACGCTCTTTCAAGTTCTTTACGGAAAACCTCATCACGATTGGCTAAAGCTTCTAACTTTTGCCAGTTCTGAACCAGAGTTTGATTCTCGCTCTGAATCCGTTGATACTCTTGCGGGTCAATCGCGGATGCACCTGCATCTACACCCTCTTGCCCTTGAGTTTTGTCATCCCCAGGCTCGCCACCCTCGGCAGCCCCTTTGTCTACTACGATCTCTTCCTGTTCACCAGCCATGTGAATCTCGCTTTCTGGGTGTTACCCCCGCACTTCTTTTATTTGTTCTACTCAAAATCTGTAAATACTACTGAGTCACTGGCGGCTGAATCGCCATTCCATTTTGTGGTTGCATAGCTCGGATCATTGCAATCTTCTGCATGATCTCTTGCGGACTTGGTTTAGCGGCGTTACCCGATTGACCAGGCTGCATAGTTGGTTGAGGCGCTTGCGCGAAATCCATTAGCCCATACCTCCTTCCAAAGGTTTAGGTTGAGCAAAATTCTCTGCCCCAGGTAATTGACCGATATCTGGGAATGAGGGCGGCTTCGGCGGCTCGGCAATTGTCGGAGTAGGCGCTAAGGGAGTAGTTTCTTCGTTCATCATATCGCGGGCTGCGTCTTCCATGCCGGTAGACATAGCTTGTGCAATATCCTTGATACCCTTCGATTCCATTCCCTTAACGAATGCGCCAGACTTGACTTCCATAGCCTCGGCCTTGCGTTCATCAGCCTGAGCTTTGTTAATAGCAATGAATTCTTTGAGTTGACGGTCGCGTTCAGCGTTGGTGATACCAATTTCAAGCTGCATCTGGTAACGCTTGTCGATAGCAGTTGCGTACTTTGTCCAACCCGGTAATTGAGAAGCTTCTAATAACAACTTAGCAGCATCAGCCGGAGCAAACGGCTGCATGGCTTTGGCAGCGGCTTCCATTTGTTGAAAACGCGCTTCTTGGCTAAATGGCCGCCCACTAGTCTCTTCGACGTAGTATTCCCAATCGCCTTGCATGACATCATTCGTAAAACTACCAGGCGCAGCAGGGTTTGGTTGGTTAATGGATTGAACTTGAGCTTGCATTGGATTATCCGCTTGGTTGATGAACCGGATCTTGCGTGGATTAGTCATGTAATTCTGAATCATCCAAAGGATACGTTCTCCAACGGCCTTGCGCGCATAAGTGAAGCGAGTAAAGATCGGAAGTACCGCACCGACGGCAGCGTTATTGATCTTATCCATCTGAACACCAGACGGAGCCCCGACTTGCGGCATCTGGCCAAAAAGAGATTCCCTAATGCCTGTCGTTCCTTCTATTTCATTGATACGGAACTGAATGAGTTCCAATACGTCTTTAGACGCAACTGGCGGGATATTCAAAGGCTGAATGGTCGCGCCTTGTTCCAAAGGAATGATTTGGTTAGGTTCAGAAGCGAAAGATTGGTTATTATCCCAACGCTTAGAGGTGGTCCAGAACGGAGGGCGATTACGGAAGTCAACATTAGCTGCCATGCTAGAGGATGCCAAATGGATGTTACGCACATCCTGGCGGATCATGGAGATGATGCCTTCTGACCAAAAATTGTCAGGGTCAGTAAACATACCGAAATTAACAAAAGGAATCCACGGATATGGGTTCGGGTCATCCTCTAGAATAAAGTCATTAGCCTTTTGGATCTTACGGCCATGAGGATAGAGGTAAGTAGTCATAGGCAATTTATCGACTAAGTTCTTGAATGTCTTTTCGCGATTGTTCTTATTTCCAAAACCAGGATTGTCTTCAATCCATTGGCGAAGCTCATCTTCAGTTATAAGGTCAACCTTCTCTGGATCTTTGTAATAGAAGGTGGTTAACCAGGTTTGTTTCTTACCTTTCTGGTCGCCAGAAAGTTTAGTGCCGCCTGTCGTATAGCCCATAAACGCTGAGTTGTTAGGGTCAGTAACAAAGAACCTAAATTTGCCAGATTCCTTTTGGTTCATAAGAGAAGTGCTGGAAACATCAGAGTCCGACTTGATATCTAGGTCAGGATAAGCTTGTTGAAGAGATGCTGTGGCAACAGGGCGTTTGTAATAAACAAAAACAGCTTCGTCGATATTCTTCGCGCCAGGGGATATGCCAATGTACTTAGCGTTAATGGGTTCATAGATAGGAAGGCCCTGGTTTTCATCAGCTTCAGGATTGTAATAGACGTGCATGATACCGTTACCATGCTTGCCAGCATAGACGGCCCAATCGAACTCTTTAAGATCGCGTTTGTTGTAGTAATGGACATAGGAAATGATTCGATTAAAAACTTCAGCGGAGATGGAAGAGATTTCATCATCCCGGCGAAGAACGGTATCAGATAGTTTCTCGCGGGTAAGTATATTACCCATACCATCAACGTACTTACGGTAGTAGTTGGCACGAGCTTCAAAGTAAAGATGGCCTTGTTCGGCACCGTCATAGAGCTTGTTGTTATAGAGCTTGTCGAACTTCTCCATCTTGGAGTTGTAACCGAATTTGGTTTTATGGGAATCGGCTTCGCGGACGCACTGGTTTATCAGCTTGACCAGTTCTAAAGGGTCTTGCGTGGTGGATATTGGAGCTACAGCATCCTGAGATTGAATCAACGGTGTTTCCACCGAGAGCCTTTTGGAAGGCTATACGCTAGGAGTGAAATCCGAAATGTCGTTGACTTCGAGGATCTCGCTATCGTACGTCTTCAGCTTAAGATAACCATTTGCGTAAAGCATTTGGTGTTCTCTGCCAAGCCGTACAACGAGGCCCGTTCCAACGTCATGATAAGGAGCGCCATTCAGCCGCTCTTCCTTTGAAGGAACCCAAGAACGGGTTCCGGCACCACATCTAGGACAAATATGATCAACTGTACAAGGGAATGGGTCGTGAGCAACAAATTGCTTACGACACCGAACGTCCCAACACTTGTAGGTCCGTTCCATTATTTCTCTTTTTCCCAATCCGCTATTAAAGAGTTTAACGGAACGAATTTGGATTCGTCAATGCTCTTTTGCACCAATTCCTTAGTAAATCGATATGTAGACTTCTGTTTGCAGCTATCACACTTGAACTCTACCCTATCAGGATAAAAACGGGCCAATAATCGACGTCTTTGACCTTTGTGACGCACATAATAGAAGCAATCATTATGCTTACAGGTAACGAATTCTCCATCACTCGACCAGCTTTCTTGGTCCAAATCCTTTTCCGGTGGCTTCTGATTCATTCCTCAATAACCTCATTTCATCAATAATTGACAACGGTTTCGGCGTGTTATCCACTGCTTTAAACTCATAACGCACCTGAGATTCGTGCCAAATGAAATTGGCCACCCACAGCGCGGCTAAAAGATCGTCCTTCTTACCTCTCTGAGCTGCTTCCTTACCTGTCTCCCGGTTCTTAATGAAAAATGCCATCTCATCATACGTTCTAGCATCATAGATCTTTAAGGCTTTTTCCCGCTCCGTTTCGCTTTCCGAAGCGTTGGCTGCGTAGTCCATTTTGAGGAAGTCAACCGCGATTTGGCGGTTCGTCGTGGACGGTTTCCACCCGTATTCCTTGGAGATGCTAATCTCGTAGGAAGTGGGCGAAGCGATATGAAAGTAAAGATTTGAATACAGATCCTTAAGAATATTTGTCGTAAGAAATCCATACTTGTCCAGTTCCACGCCTATGACGGCGTTGTTATAAAAATCCCCAAGCTTACTAAGCATCAAAGCGAACCGGTCTGGTGGGCATTCTTCCCCATAAACCGCTACTTGTTCATGGGTCTCAATACAGACAACTTGGGCAGCCGATCTATCGCGGTTAGGAAGCCCAGATGCCGAGTCGGCCCCAATCACATAATGATACTTCGGATTGGGGTGCCTAGCCGTCTCAAAACGATAGACGCTGCCGTATGGATAATCTACCCAGCTAGTCTTCGACAATTCCCATCACATCCCGTTCGTGAATAATGTGATGCTCAATACCTTCCACGTCCAATTTATTAGGTGAGAAGGGATAATAAACCAAGACCTGCCCCTTTTTGTAAAGCTTGCTACTGGACCGGACAATCTTTCCCTTATTGACAGCTTTAATGGCAAGGTCTTTAGAACGATCCCCCATCAGGATCTCGATCTCACGCCCACCTTCTGTTTGAACCTTCTTTAGCGTGTTTGTGATCTCTTCTGGTTTTATCATGATGTGCTGGGCTACTGGAACGAACTTCATTTTGACACCAGCTTGACATTGGGTTTTTCATAGATGATCATTGCCGCAAACACCTTTTGAATCCAGAATAAGATCTTGCCATTTTCATCCAAAATGGTTATTTCTTTATCATCGATCTTGCAAGTCTCGCCAGTAACAGTTCTTGTACCACCGCTAGTCAAATGAAACGTAAAATCCATAAAGCCTCCTAGGCTCCTATTAGTTCACCACGCACCGGCACCGGCAACTTCAACCTCAAATTGTACATAAGCTCGGACGGGAATACCGATTCACCGCTCATGTCCAAAAATTCTCCCAAAATACAAATTCTCGCTTTGATAGGGTCGGATTTACTCATCCGATCGAACTCAGCTTGAACTTCCTTCTTATCCAGCATCGGGTTATCAAATTGAGAGCAGACTATCAATTCGACATCCTTGCGCTCCCCTTTTTGGGTCGGAAGGATAAAATCGTCGTACATCCAGGTTATACCCCCGACTAATGTAGCGGCGATCAGGATCTTAGCCCTCCGTCCTGTAGTACGAATTACTGCCGCATTGAACGTATTGCGAAGATGCTCTTCGTCCAAAGCGAGTAAGTCAACATCTGAACCTTCATAAGACAGTGGGCCTGATTGTTCAGATTTAAAGAACAACTTGCACCCGTTCTTCATTTCAAGCAATGCCTTTTGGGCGTTGTAGGTGAAAGACCCTATCGGCAGCATCCTTATGAACTTAGGCAACAAGACTTGCTCTATTTTTGAGAAGTCGGTAACAGATAACCAGGCAACACCGTTCTTAGGGGTTTTAATTGCCGGATGACGACCCAACAGCCATAAGCTGATATAAGCACAAATAAAGTCAGACTTACCAGTGCGGTTAGCGCCAGTATAAAAGATGAAGCGTTTCTCACTGTACAGGCCCCTCTCCTGCTTCTGAAACGGTATCCACAAGCTTATCGGATCTTGCCTCGATTGCACCTTCAACTGACTCACCAGGGCGTGTAGACGTAATAATTTTTGCTTTTGCTCCAGACTTAAAATTCGCTGAAATGAGAGCTGGGATAACCTTTTGCGAGACAATTCCTTCCTCCTGTTTCAGCGCCGATACCACTGCCGGGTCATTAAGCAAATTCATTATTTCTTCAACCGTCTCAACCGCCGTCTTGGCTTCCGAATCTTCCATCCCAGAGAAGTCGGTATCCTTGAACTTGAGCATATTGGCCAGTTCAAAGGCCATCTTGACATATTCTTTATCTTCTCCAGCTTCGCGCATATTCTTCATCGACTGTTGAAGATGCTCGATTTCATCCTTGAACCACAACGTGGACTGCCCCTTGGCTAGGGACATCACGGCTTCGATATACTCTTTGTGCGACCCGGCATTCAGGATATCGATCTCTTTGATACCGGTATGCTTCATGAACTCATGACCGGTTATCTCGTCGTATCCACCCTTACGTCTCTCATCGTTAATGGCGTGCCATTTAGCGATTGCCGCCCACTTAGCCTTAGCCGTCGGCATCGGACCTTCAGGAATAGCATTGATCGTATTAGCGTGACGCGGACGACCGGCCATTATTTATCAAACTCGTAATTAGCCGCCACTTCCAAAAAGGCCATGTGCATTCGCGAGAAGACTTCCCCGTAGCTAGTATCAAACCCACCAATACGAACCGCTTCATTCATGAACGTATAAGGCGAAATACCGATCTGAAAGAAGGGGTCGGATTTGGTGGCGATACTTTGCCGGTCCAAAGCTTGATAGACCTTGTAATAGAAATCGGCCTTCTTGGCTGGGTCCAACTTCTTCAATACGGTTCTTTGCTTGCCCAAAGCGATACGGGAGGCCGTCATACGAATATACTTGTACCGAAGCTTCTCCCCATTAGGCCCGGTAAAGATATCATCATCGGCATAGACTGCGTTTGATTCGCTCATAGTTCTTCCTCTGGACGATATTTAGCCATCGAAGGGTCGTGAAAGTCATCTACCCATCCGGCAGGCGGACCTGGATCTTTTTGTGTTTTAGATTCGGCAAGTTTTAAAGGCGCTGGGGGTGGAACAATGTTTTTATCTTGGTAGCCTGTGTTACGACCCACCAGAAACCACCCATAAGCCGCGCCACTACCTACGATAAAGCCGCCCATGAAATAAAGCACTTCCATTATTTCGCCTTTCGGACTTTAGCTTCCTCAAGCAACGCTTTATTATTCTCTAGGAGCTGTTCGTTCTTAAGACGTTCAGCCGCCAATCGGTCTTCCAGTTCCTTCGCGTACCGTTCTTTGGCTTCCAAGTTCTGACGGGCCGATTCCTTCTCAGAGAAAGCGCGGGTCAATTTGAAAGGATCGAAGTGGCCGTTATAGGCAGCTTTACGCCAAGTCGAGAAATAAAGCTCGGTGTAATTGCCTTCGTAGTACAGTTTGGCGCGCGGGTCTTTATCATTAGGGTCAAAACGAACCCAAGGGCCTTTAGGCTCTTCCTGATGATAGATAAGACCAAATTTAACGGACGTGATACGGTGAGGCTTCTCCATCCGTTTTTCCATGATGCGGATCTCTTCAATGGGAAGCTCTGCCACGGGGTTAGATAATTCCCCACGGTAGAAAATCCACTTGGCATAACCATTCGAGTCAACGTAATCGATTCGCCAGATATGAGAAGCGGGTTTTGGCCCTCCAATGTACATCTCGCCATCTGGGTTGGAGTGAGCCTTGATCGGGTAATTCTCTAATTGCATATCTTCAACGTGCATAAATCCTCCAGAATAATTTTATTACAACAAAGCCCCCGGTTACCCAGGGGCGCAATCACATCACTTAGTAGCTTTCACCATTACCATTCGAGCCATTGTCCACAGCCCGACCCTCCCGCGAATACTTGAACGCACGCGGTTGGCGGTTAAGCTTCTCCTGCTTCGAGATAGTGATCATGTTTTCCCCAGGTTGTTCCATCCCAGGACGGGCACCCTTCTCGGCAGGCTCTTCCTTGTGGACCGTACGAGATTGTTCATCCGCCCCAGGGTTCGTGTCCGGATGCTTCTTCTCGCCGTTCATATCATCGTGGTTCACGGATTCGAGTTTCGTCTTCATCTCGCCCCCCACCTTCACGTCGCCGCCATGCTTCAAAAACTTAGGCACGAAATTCTCATTCGGCCCCATCAATTTGACTTTCTTCTCTTCCATGCTATTTCTCCTTGGCTACAGCTGTGGTTTCACTGATCTCATGGTATGTACCTGGTTTGGGTTTAGGCGAATCGTCCTTCTCCACATCTTTCACCCAGGCCACCGGTTGGTGATCTAAATTGACAAACACGTTCTGAGGAAAGTTCGTCCGGTCATTCGTGCCATCGAAAAATAACGTGCCGTTGATCTTCCCATTCTTCCCTACCCCCGTAACTGCCATGTCACGAGTCGTCCCATCCTTCATCACGAACTCAACAAAACCGCCCATTTACCACCCCCACAAATTTGATCCCCCGCTCTTGTGTCCGATACTATCTCCCCATACCATCCCTAGTCAACCGTTAATCCAGTCATTTTAAAACAAATGAGCTGATCTTGTGCTTAATCGTCGGCTTCTTATCCACGATCACCACCTTGTACTCATTCGTATGCACCGTCGATGGCCTCCAATATCCATTCGAATAAATATCAAACGTGCCATCCTTGTTAACCCTTACATCCTTCGTGCCTTTGAGCACATAAGTCATTCCGCGCGCATCCTTTAGCTGCACATCATATCTACCTTGCTTACCGTCCAAATTAGGCTTGTACGAAAGCCCCATGCCCACTATCAATCCCGCCCCTACCAACCCACCAATCGTCTTCTTCATCGCCCTTACCTCCCCTATCAAGATGTCCCAACAATAGCCTAAGATCGTTGTGGTGTCACCATCGTTGTTTTAGCCATATTCCCTTTGTTTCATGCACCCTGTTTGGAAAGTGGTGTGTCTAAATGGTGTTCTGATTGAACAAACTCTGATCGAACACTACCGGTTGAAAAAGAGCTACAATGAGACCTGCCCCCACCCCAAAAGGGACTCCTGAAAACCATTCCTTGGTCAATCGAGCTTGTTTGAAACTGTTGTAAACAAAGGGTTTTGGTTTTAGTCATAGCCCCTTTCTATATGCCAAACTTCTATAATCAGAGTTATAGAAGTTTTAATCGTCTATAGGTTGTGGTCAAGAGTGTTGAGGCAAGGGTGTGGTTTGTGACTAGTAGGCGAGAACACCCAAAACCCATGTGTAAGCTTTCTTTACACTTGAGAGTTAAGTTTCTTTACACACAGCCAATGGTTCACAACCTGGAGTTAGGACATAGACTCTCACTACAACACCCTATAGACAGGAGCGAAGCACAACACCAACACACACTTACCTTCTCACTGCCTCTTAGTAGTAAACGACACGGAAGACTGGGCTATTCCACTAAGTGGCATTGATTCCGCTTTTGACAAAAGCTAGCAAAACTTAGGCGTTCACAATAACATGGCCAAACGCGTTGAGAACGATTATCAACTAGCATTCATTTAAAGGGCCTTCTCTTCGATGATTATTACATAACACATATGACCATAGCCCCCCATTCAGCACACCCCAAAGAATGCAAAATCCATAAACTATTTTAAGTTTACCCAAAATAAGTGTAGACGGATTAAGAGTTATGAAATAATATCTGTCTATAGCAGTTAGCGATCACTTGGAGGGATACCAATGAAAAACAAACTTTACAGCATGGAGGCCGTGTTAGTGCTTTCGGCCTTGGCATTCGTGTTAGTCGGGATGGTGAAGCCATGAAATACAAAGTAATTTATTACCAGAAAAACGGTATGCGGGTTGAAAGCGACGAATTTGAAAGTTTGCGCTTGGATTTACCTGAGATCGTAAGAGAAGCCATTATTAAAGACGGCGCTACCGAAGTGACCGTCAAGGCGGTGACCGAATGTTAGAAGTTTTTAGAACAAAATACGATGCAATGGAATACATACGCTATCAAAGCGGGTTGTTACCTACACACTTATATTCAGTCTATCTTTTAAGTAAACACGCTATGAAAGAGCGCGGGTTTTCGAATCGTTTCGGCGTTTTAATCGAATATAAGGCCTAAAGGCCGGAAAGGTGGGACGGGATGGGCAACAGCACGAAGACAACGCCCAGCTATTGGGATTGCGAATGCCAAACGGACTACATTCATCACAAAGGGCAATCGCGTTGCCTTAAGTGTGGCGTGTGGCAGGCCGACCAGCCGGACAGCAGGGTAAACGAAGTGAACGCCATGCATAGGAGGAACCGCAACAAGTACAGCAAGCCGACGAAGTAAGACCGAAACGGCCCTAGGCCGTCCGTTGGTTATTCCAACGCTGATGAGGTCAGAACACACTTAGGAGGGGACTAGATGAAACTCATGAAACGGACGGGGATTTACAAGGGCTCAAACGTCACTTTTGACCCTAACACGCTAAAGGCTCATTCTTACAATTGGTGGTTATTCGTGGCGAAAATCGGGGGAAAGGTGGTGTTCAACAATTACAGCTATTCGGTTTCGACGTCCAAGCATCAATCAAAGGTTAGGGGGATTATGTCCAAGCTTGGAATCAATATTGACCTGTTTGTCGAGGCACCGGAGGGCTTGGATAACCTTGATAACTCTCTGGGATATATGAGACGCCGGATCGATACGCTCTTAGGGGAGATATCCAAGGGCCGCGAATCCTCACGCGCGCAAGCGGTTAGACGCTCTAGCCTTTTGCACTACGAAACCGCTATTCGTGAACTAACAATCCTCTCAAACCTTGATTTTGCGGAACGTCAAAACCGCCTTGCTTTAGCGGATAGGGGATAACCATGAACAACAATGAACGGGAACAATGGATAAACAATGATGAGGGTTTATATCTTTGGTGGAAACGCTCCCGGCTTTCTATGCGGGAGTTTATCCGCCAAAACCGGGATGAAATTGATAGTTGCATCTCTCGGGCTTTGGGGCGCTAGTGGACACCGATTTAACCATGCTTTGCGCTCTAGTTTGTTTGATCGTAGGAATATCTCTAGAAGGGGGACGTGATGATTAAGGATATCTGCCGGGATTGTGGGAAGGCTTTGAGGGGGTTTAGGTATCAAGGGCACAAGCTTTGCGCCAAGTGCGGGAAGGCTATGAATAACGCTAAATGCCTCAAGTACCAAAACCAACGTTACAAGACGGACGCTAGTTTCAGGGAAAAGCGAAAAGCCCAGAACAAGCGATATTTCAAGAATAAGGGGACAAGATAATGAAATTCAAAGAGAAGCTGAAAAAATTAGGTGCCTGTAATTCTGCCGTTGAATGGATAGGCGATAAAACAGAAAAGCAAGCTTGGGAAACTTGTGAACGTGGTGACTGGATGTTATGGCTTTTAGGAAAGAAGAGTGGAATAGCAGGATCAAAAGCACGTATGAATCTAGTTTTAGCCGCTTGCGATTGCGCTGAATTGTCTCTGAAATATGTGAAGAAAGGCGAGAAACGCCCTGCCGAAGCTTTGAAAGTTGCTAGAGCTTGGGCGAATGGTGAAAAGGTGACATTGGAAGAGGTCAAAACCGCCGCCTATGCCGCCGCCTATGCCGCCTATGCCGCCGCCTATGCCGCCGCCTATGCCGCCTATGCCGCCGCCGATGCCGCCGCCGATGCCGCCAAGGCCAAAGTCTTAAAAAAATGTGCGGATATCGTAAGGAAGCATTACCCAAAGGTCCCAAAACTATGAAAGAGAATGTGAAACTTTGGGCTTGGTTATGGCACCGCTCCTATCCAGGGGCGGGGTCCATTTGGAACTAGGGGGAGACATGAAAGAGGTTCTGGAAGTTGTGTTACTTTTAGAGGTTTTCTTAGTTTGGGGATTATGCGAATGCAGGAAACCAAATAACGCTTGCTTTATGTTGGGACATAGGTGGGTTGATCTGGGGGCATTTGGTCCGGCAATGGCAATGCCCTATTGTGAAGATTGGTGCCGCCGTTGCAATAGGATTGAGAGGGTTGAGTCTGTGGGCGTGTTTATCGCTAAACGTGGTTCAAATCGAAAGGGGACGTTATGACAAAGCAAAAGGCACAAGAGGCGATCTTTAATCAATCCGATGAGGGGAGCTGGGAAGAGATACAAGAGCGGGGAGAGGCAAACGAAAAGGCCTTAGCCGTGCTATTGGAGGGTATGTAGCCGCGAGAGTCAGGCGGGGTTGATCCTTCAGGGGATTGACCCCTCTTTGTTTGTTATGCTATAATCCGTCCATTCATTCGACTTAGGGGACATTCAAAATGCCAATGATGATGAACCATGAACTGCCACCGTCTTTTCCATTTCGGGCTATATACATAGGGAATGCTATCGATAGACGCGGCAGTAAACTCACTGAAAACCCTATAGAGATTCTAGGCGTTTTAAACCCTAATAGCCCCAAACCTTTATTTTACGCTTATATGGGTTCGGCTTGGGCGGGGCATTCCTCAAATTACGAAATGGAATCAAACCCAGATCAAGACTTACATTGTTGGGAAATATTTCGAAAAGACTTCATCCCCATCGTGGACTATTCCAAGTTCAAACTTAAACGCCAAAAGCTTTTTGTAGACGCGGCTGAAACGGTGTTCCCATGAGTCTGTTCCCATTAGAAGACAAGGCCAAGCCTTGCGAACCGTTTTTAGTTGAGTGTATTGATTCTGTTGGGGCTTATTCGGTTTTCAAGGGAGAGATTTATACAATTTATGGCACCAGAAATGCTCTCAGCGGAAACCTCTACTATTACATCGACAAAAGTCTTATTGGCGGCTTGTTTGCTGAAAGATTTAAAAAAATCGATGTCACTCCTTTCTCTACAGGCCATCAATCAATAACGGTTTGCGAAGAGGTGTTTCCTTGAAACCTGAAGTCACATCATTCTTAGTCAAATGTATAAAAGCCCCAGGGGGAGCTAAAATTAAAAAAGGCGGCATCTATACCGTATACGTTAATAAGAAAATAAAAGACAATCGCTATTTCTATCTAGATCCAGAACTAACTAATGGATGGTTTTCTAAAAGATTCATAAAAACAGTGTTGTCACCCTATAAGAAATCAGTGCGTTTAAAATGCTCTACTCATGAGGTAATGTTTCCATGAGATACACCCCAAATAAACCTATATCATTAAATAATCACCCTCCTTTTCCTTTTCCGGCTAAAGCAAAACGTTGGTGGGACACAGGCACAGACATTATTATTTTCGGCAAGGATGGCAGCTTTAACGCCTATTGCCCCACTATGGGCGGCCACAATGTAAACGGTCCCGCATCAGATGGTTGGAAAGACGAATACGCTGGGCATTGTATGCACGTTTGGCATGATGATTTTTACGTTCCCCCTAATTTAGGGAAGTTCAAAACCGGTAAGCAGACCATCCTTACCATGCGTGAGGTGATCCTGCCATGAGCGACTTTAAACCTCCTTACCCAAGTTTTCCATTTAAAGCAATCCTGAACGAAAGCAGATCAAACCTTCCCGAGGGAACTATCCTAACAATCGATGGGGTTATGCAAAACGAGGATAATGAAGATATTTTCTTTGGAGAAAAACCGAATGACTCAGGTCGTTTTGAGTGGTACACGTGGCGATTTAGTTTTATAGGTCTATTTAGCACAGGAAATCAAACCATTTCCTCGCCTATAGTAGAGGTTCTACCATGATAAACAAACTAGGTAAAGCGCCTCTTAATCTTTACGACATCAAACCTCGGCTTGTTTATGACTTTCCTTTCCAAGCAACTATTACTGATACCGCCGATATCAAAAATTCTTATAAAAACTTGCGCGTCTTAGTTAACTTTATGCACGAGAGCGGGAAATTAGATGTAGAGGTGATTTCACCACAAAACAAAGGAAATCGCGGTCTTATCAATTTAAGTGATTTAAAAGATAGCAACCTTGCACCCGTAATGTTTTGCACTTCTGCCTTAACTGTGGACTCAAACGAAATTATTTTTCCTTAAACGAATTATTTGTTTGACATATTAAAGATGTTATGTAATAATACGCTCAAGTTGATGAAGTTAACTTAAAGGAGTCATTGATGCAAATTGATCTCGAACAGCATTTGCAGAAAAATGTTGAAAAAGAAAAAGCAACAATCGCTGTCCGCATGGACGCCGACATCATTGCGGCTTTCCAAAAAAAGTGCGAAGCGCGTAAGTACAAAGCCAACCATGTTTTGGTTGCTTTCATCAAGGAGTACATTAAGTAACAAAGCAGAGGGGGCGTTAATTCTGGGAAGGGTTAACGCTTAATGCTACTCGCTGCAAAGCGACAGGTCTCAAGTCCTGAATAAAGCATAGAGTCTGAGTTCGGCTGGGGATAGCCCAAAGCTATATCCATCGCAGTCGGAGGTAAGCGTTGGATGGCTTCGGCCTGAAGGCGTGGTTCGCTCCGTAACGTGTTGGTGATGCTGACTGTGAAGACCAGCCGGACGAAATTTTTTTAGGGGGACATTATGCCAAAAATTACGAAAGAAGTTGAAGAGGTGAAGATCACTAAGGGTGCTCAAATCGACTTGGGTACCTATTCCATCGAACGAACTGAAGCTGGTGTCAAGATCAAGATGAAATCGCCAAAGATGGAAGCTTTCTTTAAAGCTTTATCAAGTGGACGGTTGAGCGACCCCATGACTATCCACGGCTACGAGAATCGTCCTTATACTCTCCCTTCTGGGGATATCGCCGAATCGTTGAACATGGCTTGCGAAAACCAATCCATCTCATTCACGGACTACGGCAAGCCTTTGATCCAAAGCTCTCGAATCAACCTTTCCTTCCTTCGGGCTAAAGGCTTAAGTGAAGGTTTGGAGTTCAACTTTGACGGGGTTTATCCTAATGAATCTCTCAAAAACCTGAACAACTGCATCAAGTACGCCACCAAGTTCATCTATATCAACTACTTGAAACCGTTCCACATGACGGTTGAGATCAACACCAACGAGGTCCACGAAGTCAAAGGTGGCGCTTAATGTCCCGCATAGCCCTGGTAGGGCTTGAATTAGAGGGAGGGTGGGATACCACAACGGCTTTTGCAATAGCCAGTGGTAATTCGTGGGTTCACCATGACGGGTCTGTCTGTGATACGGGCAAAACCCATCAAGGGGAGATTTCTTCGCCTCCTTTGACGGTAGATCAAGGGCGCAGCTTTCTGGACACCCATTACCCTGACGCTTGCAATAAAAGCTGTGGTTTCCACATTCACGTTTCTTTCAAGTCGAATGCGGACTATTCGATTCTGATGAGCAAGCGGTTTTATCGATACTTTGAGCGTAAGTGGGCGCTTTGGGGTAAGTCTATGGAAATCCCAGATAAGCATCCGTTTTGGACGCGTCTCAAAGGCGAAAACCACTATTGCCGTAAGCGGTTCAATGATCCGCTTCAGCAAGCATCTTTGAAGAACAAGAGCGATATCCGTTACTCGCACATCAATTATTGTCATGCGTTACATGGCACGGTTGAATTCAGGCTTTTGCCGATGTTTGAAGAAAAGAGGTTATCTCTCGCGGCGTTTGACTATTTGGTTGAGTTGATCGAGAAGTGGCTTTCGATTCAAAAGCGAGAAGTAGCATTTAACGTCGATATGTCTACTGAGGATGATAACCCAACGGGGATGAGTGTCGAGTCGTACCATCCTCTGAGAGAAGTCCTTTTTGACCCGGTGCCTAACGGAAGAGTCTTAACGTTGGCAACGAAGACGAGAGTGAAAATAGCAGAACTATTACAGATAGAGGGAGTTATCTAATGTGCGTGATCATGGCGTCAAAGACGCAGAAACCACCAAAAGAATGGATGCAGCAAGCTGCTATTGCCAATCCTGACGGTGCAGGGCTTTCTTGGATTCAAGCCGGAAAGGTCCACTATCTCAAAAACATCGACCCTCAAAAGGCGATTGCCAAAATGGCAGAGATCAAACCTCCCTACGTCTTACATTTCCGACTGGCATCTATCGGAGAAAAGTCATCGGCTTTGTGTCATCCGTTCCCGGTTTCAGTCAATGTGCCTTTGACAACGGTGGGCACTTGCGAAGCGGCTCTCTCTCACAATGGGCACTGGGCTAACTGGGATGATATGGTCAAACAGACTGTGATGATGACCAAAACTCGTTTTCCTTTTGGGGAGTGGTCCGACTCGCGGGGGATGGCTTTCATGGCTGGCGTATATGGGCTGAACTTCATGTCCTTCATGCCTAAGTACCAAAAGATCGCCATTTTGACAGCTAGCGGCCGTCTTCTGACCTATGGAGAAGGGTGGATATACGATGAGTCAGAGAAAGATATTTGGCTCTCAAATGACGGTTTCATGAAAAAAATGTATGCCAGTTGCGCAGGATATCACGGCTCTCAGGGCGATTTCTACAAGGATAAAGTCTGGGATGCCAAACTTCAGAAATACGTTAAGAAAGAAGAGAAGAGCGTAATCCTTCTATCAGATGCGGCAAAAGCATCCTTAACCGCTTCTGATAAAGCCAAGATCCAAGAGGCTATCGAGAAATTGAGGGCCGGGGAAGAAGTTTTAGATGAGGTGCCGGGTTGCTGTGATGGATATGGCAATCACTGGGTAGCAGGAGAACTTGGCACGCTTCACGCCGTCCCTTGTGATGGCTGTCCTCTGTGCTTGGATTATGTTGGGAGATAGGTGAACCCGCTGAAATGGGTAAACCAAGGAGTTAAACAATTGCTTAATTCTAAAAGAGAACAGGTTCCGAATCGATGGTTCATGTTCAAAAATCAGATAAGGAGAAGTTTGATGCAATATCATGCTTTTAAGCAGAAGAAAGCCGGAAGCGTCATCGTAGTTGGTGACGTGGTGCTTCGCCGAAAGTCCAAGACGGATCAAAACCACGGCGATTCGGAGATCGAGGGTCAAGTCGTTGTGTTGGAAGTCCGCGAGACTGTCGTTGGTCGCGGTGGCCACAAGGGGGCTAAGGTTAAATACCGCTTCCTGGGTGCCACTGAAGGTCATGACAAGGTGGGAGATGTTTACTCCAAGGATGTCATCGGCCACATCAACGATAAGCAGTTGATGAAAGAGGCGCGTGAAGCGGCTGCCAAGATCGCCAAGGCGAAGAAAGAGCAAGATACTAAGGATAAAGCCGAAGCGGGCAACCTTCCCATCGATCTCTATCAATACCTGAAGCGCGAAGAGCCGTTTGGTTGTAACACGCCGATGGTCATCAAGTCTTTCCGTCTCTTGCTGGCAAAGAAGAGCGGCGGCGGTGGTAAGAAGAAAGTCGTAAAGAAGAAGCGGTAAAATGAAGCGGGGCAGCAATGCCCCCCTTTAGAAGGTGCCTAAATGCTGGGATATCCCTCCCTTAGCAACCCTGGTCCCCTGGGGGTTTAGGCATCTTTTTGAGGAAAGGAATAAAATATGGCTTGCAAAACTTGTGGTGAATCAACTGATTGTAAAGAGTTACAAGAACAAAACATGATCCTCAAACAACATCTCGCCCACGCCCAAGAGGTTAACCGGAAACAACTTGATATCCATGCGGCTGAGTCACAAAAGCTTTTAGCTGAAATAAAGGCGCTAAAGGAGTCTAAATGACCCAATGCCAACGATTGCTTGTTGAACTGGAAAAAGGCCGTCGTTTATCTAACTTGGACATGATCCTAGAATTAGGGATTGGTAATCATACCGCCCGAATTTCAGAATTGAGATACGATCCGGCAGTTCAAAAGCGTCTTATCAAGAGAGGGTTATCGCTTCATACTGAAATGGTAACTGAACACGGCAAGACGTTTGCGCGGTACTACCTCAAAAGCTACAAGGCAGTTCAAGAGGTGTTGCTTTGAGATTTTTCTTCTCGGCGGGTCGCTGGTAGTGGTGCCGATACGCGAAGGCGATCCGATTTAAAGACGAAGGCTTATTATAAACGGTTGGCTTGCTGTAATGGTAGCAGACTCGGTGCCCCGGGTAGTGCGGACTCGATATCCGCAGCCAACCTTCAACAAGAAAGTAGATTAGGGGATAAAAATGGATAGCTCAGATAAGTTTGTTGCTGGGATTTTTTTAGTCGCAATGCTTACGATTTTGACTACTGGCTGGTATTTTTACAGCTACAACATGCACGACCGTGATTTGACTCACGAAGAGACCATGGCGTTGCATTCTAAAAAATAAACAAGAATGGAGGTTCGGGTGTAATGGGCAGACCGTACAAGAATACGCCAAACATGATTTTGACCAGACACCGCCTTCAAGATAATGGGTGTTGGAATTGGATTGGTAACGTTGAATATACGGGCTATGGGACGTTTTCAATACACGGTAAATCGTGGTATGCGCATCGGTACTATTACATCCATCACAAGGGGAAGATTCGCAAGGGTCTAGACGTTGACCACATCTGCCGAAATCGCTTGTGCGTTAACCCCAAACACTTGAGATTGCTGACTAGGGCGGAGAATGTGATGTGTGGCGAGGGGATTACGGCCAAGAACAAGCGTAAGACTCATTGCAAACGTGGACACGAGTTCACGGAAGAGAATACGAGGCATTATAAGAACGCCTATAACGGCAGACCGGCAAGGGATTGTAGGACTTGCAAGGCTATGTTTGAAGGTAAAAAGAGGCCTAAGTAAACAAGAAGTGCAGTTCTAGCTTAAAGGAGAGATATGTTACCACCGATTGGAAGTGAACATGAACCCATCCAGCCCGTTGCCCATGTGGGTCACGAAGGCACTACGCACTTTGAGGGTGATGGGTGCGTGGAGAAGGCTAAATACGAAGCTGGTTATGCCCAAGGCCGTCTATCCATGCAAGGTGAATTGAAATCAGCAATTCGAGGTAGAGAAAACTTTAAAGAGGCAGGGCGTAAAGCATTTGCCGACCTAGCCAAGGCCAACGATCGGTTGAAAGAGGCTATGGAGTTGTTGGATGATGCTGATGGTGGTAGCCAATGTGATTGCGACCGCGTTTGGAATCATAAAAAGAATGAGTATGAGTATCCTCGTTGCAAATGGCACCAACGCTACGAGGCTTTGAAGAAGGGCGTTTAAGCAAGATCGAATATTAGGCTGTAAAGGAGGTTTATGTGCCCAACTCTAAAGATTGGCAAGACGGTCATCGAGCCGGATACGAAAAGGGAGTGGCGGAAGGACATAAAAATTGGGAAAAATTGAAAACAATTCTTATTTCAAAACCAGGAATCCCCACCCACTTCTTTAATGCACCACACGGATATACAAGATGGATTTTATACATCATGGGAAAGATTAAGAAAAATAAGGTTTAAAGCCTAAGAACTATTCGGGAAGGTGCGCTGGACGGGTGGAAAAGGCAAAGCTTATAAGGTGCAAGGCTATTGAGTTTGCCTCTTCGGACTTATATCGATGTGCACACCCGCCGAGCGCATCTTAGAACTATTCGTGTGAAAGGTGAATGATGGACCAGACGACCTTAACGATGGGCGAATTGAAGCAGATGGGCTATCGGATCGTGTCCCGCAAGTACGGCATGATTTCGAGGGTTGACCGGCCCGATTGGAAAGAATTTATGCGGGACGAGAAGAGAGTGAAGCCCAATGCGGACTTTTACCGCCGGGTCTATTCAAAAGACACTCTTGAACTGGGACGCAAGGTCATCGGCAAAATACCAACCTCGGATTGGGATGAAACTGGATACGTTGACGTAAAGGCCGTGGCGAGTAATAAGCACTAACCATTCGGGCACAAAGAAAGGTGGGGAAGATGGCGAGGCACACGGTATTTGAGTGGCGTGTTGGTGCGGTTGTTCAGGATCCATGGTGGTTTGTTCGTCACCCGTTCATGAGTTATGAAAAAGGATGGTTCAGAGTGCTTTGGTTTGAATTTAAGCCAAAAAAGTGAAGCTGAAACACTGTTAGGACTTAGGGGGCGTTATGGGTGGCGAAGTTGGTGCGAAGGGATACTTGAGGTGCTGGTTGTGCGGGGCGGAACCCGAAATCATTGACCGACCCCAGTTCGAGGGACCAATGCGCTGGTATATGGGATGCACTACACACGAGGATGAATGTAATAGTACGGGCGAATATGCGACCACGGAAGCGGAAGTTAAGGCGAAGTGGTTCAATGAGAACAACCGCTAGTTAGGGCGTAAAAGGGGTGCAATGTGGTTCATTTCATTGGAGTTGGCGGATTTTATACTCGGTGTAAGGCTTTTTGCACAACTGGTCATAAAGGCGTCATTCAAGTTAACGAAGGCTCGGAAGAGTGCCACGGATTCACTGGTGATATTTCCGATGATGCGAAAAAGGTGGATTGCAAAAGTTGTTTATCGAATATGCCGAAACGTGAATTAGCCAAACGGATTTGATGGCGTAAAAGGGGGATGGGATGACAAAGAAAATGAAGTTCGAGTTTGGCGATAAAGTGAATGTGCTAGGGGTTAATTGCATTTTTATTGACCAATCAAAGGATAAGGCTTGGGTAGTAAGCGAAGACCGCCCAATGCAGGTTGTTGAACTCAAAACGAAGATGAAGTTGGTCAACCTTGAGTTTGGTCGAGGTTGGAAACGTAAAGGCGCTTTTAAGTTATAACACTCATTTTGATGTAAAGAAAGGTTGAGAATATGGGCGGTAGATTTTTCAAAGGCAACCCAAATGATGGTAAATACTGGATTCAAACCATGTACGGGGTAATTGGCCCAGACGGCGATGCCAACGACTACCACCACGACAGTTACAACGCCATTGAACAATGTGCCAAGCTAAACCGTGGTTTAAAACAAGAAAGGAAGCCGTCAAATGACAAAGAAAGAAGTGATAAAAACGATCCGGCTACGAATGGAAAACGAAAAAGGATGGGCTAGGCACCACAAGCTAAAGAAAAATTGGGTTCAACTGGGGGTAAATGACATAAAGGCGGAAGTGTTCAGAGAATGTTTGTATTGGGTTAAAAAGCTTAAAGCATAAAAGACCTTATAGCGTAAAGGAGTGGAGATGGCTAAGAAGTGGTTTCAAGTAGTTCCGCTAATGACTCCTTGGGGTGTTTTTAAATGCGGGTTGTGTCGGCGTGGTAACTTGGGGTTGATGCCTGTGCCCCGGCGCAGATGTAAGGTTTGCAAGGTGATGAACGTAAGACGTGAAGCATAAAAACATTTAGGATGAAAAATGAAAAAGTTCATTTGTTGGTTGGTTGGACATAAGCGGGCGGATATAAATCGTGGGTTCTCTTATCGGATGGGCATTTGTGTTCGTTGTGGAAAATTAAAGGCTTTTGAACCAATCGGCGTTGAATGGTTTGAAGCCCAAATCCAATTAGGAGGTAAAAATGACTGAGTATTGGTCGGAGTGCAAGGGCCTGAAGCGGGAGGAAATAGAGCCAATTACGTCCCTAATTGGGAAGTGTTGCTGCAAGTGTTCGCAATTGGCGAAGATTTGGAATCGTGATGAGCGGGCGAAGTTTAAATATGCCTGTGTAACAGCCTATAACCAACGGAGCCCATTGGTTGATTTAAAAAAGACGCAACACGGCATTTGCGAGTGTTTTGAAGATATTAAGCAACAAAGACTCATAGGTTGTAAAGGATCTGAAATGCACAGGCGCTTTAGCGGCCTAATAGATGTTGCGGATCAAAAAGTATACGAAGGCGATTTGGTATCGCCCGTTTTTGGTGGTGAATTCAACAATGAAACCCATTGTATAGATCACAATACCTGTGGTTGTATTTATCGTGTTGTCTGGGGAAAGATAAACATGGATTTCGATGGGTTTACATTGGAAATAGTTAAAAATGGTGCCCATTCCAACATCAATGGTTCAAGTTATCTGTGTGGGCATCTCTATAAAAAATTGAAGGATCAATAATGCCTTACTGTGGCGAATGTGGCGCGAAGAGCGAAAAACCCCTAGTGGGCCTGGTAGTGCTTCAACTAAAGCGAGTTGCCGGATCGCTTAAATTCAGAGGAAAAGGGGGCCAACCCGTTGAATTATGTGGGGTATGCCTAAAAAATGCTTACAAGGAATTAAAAAGGCTTGTCAATGAATAGCGAGTTTGGTATATCTAGCGCAAATAGCCCTCTTGCAAGGGGTACACACAGAGAAGCCTTTGGATCTTTAAGGCTGTTTAGTCACCGTAACCAACCGGTGGGCATCGTGTGTAATGCTTGCAACCTAGACAGCTTCAAATACCCAAAGGCTTTTTCATTTTTGGCACACGTTATCGGTGATTCCTATCGGCCCAGACCAAGGGTTAGAGAAGCAAGTCAACAAAAGACACTTGCAGGTAGGGATGAACGGCACCCCAAACTTTCGCCCGATTCTGGGACTTTCGTTTGGAAGATGATCGTGCAGAAGGTTAATTTAACGGTCGTTGTTCGATTTTACCAAAAACGGGTAGAAAGGCTTTGCTTTACCTAAACCTGGTTTTAATCAAATCATGGGAAGCCTATCGGCTTGAATCCTTCACCGCAAAGACGCGGTTCGGATTCTAGAGGCTTATTTGAAGACTTGTAAATTTACTTCTCAAGTCAACCCATCAACAGCCAGACGTTAACCGTTGGCAATCTCTCTGTCTAGGAGTGTTCTTGGAACGGAAACAAACCGTAGCGCAACAAATGGTGGATTGGTATTACCAGACGTTGAGATCAAAGCATTACAGGCCAATGGAAGCTTGGGGAAGGGATATGACTCACGCTAATAGATTTTTGGCATCTGGTAGAAATTTTGAAGAGTTTAAAATACTGGTCGAAAGGGCTTTAGTTGGACCAAAAGATCTTCAGTGGGCGGTTTGCGCTGGGCTTCATGTCTTCATGTCAAAGCTTCCTCAAATCGAACTCTTGGATTCGGCTCCCTGGGAACCCTCTCTCGAAGAACGAGCGGCGAATATCCGATTGGTTGAAAAGGTTATTGAGTCTGTTTCAAAAAGTTTGGAGATTAACAACGAAAGGCGAAAACAATGGGTGAGGGATCAACAGGGCAAGTGGATCAGACAGCCAAGCAGTTAGCTTGTAACCATGTTCTCGCGCCGTTCCCTCTGGGGTGGGTGTGCATCTTTTGCCAGTGGGTAAAGGAATTGTGAAATACCCAAATGCCACTAAGTACTGTCCGTTTGGTTGCTGTTTAGGAATAGCCGATCCTAAACACACCGATTGTGAAGCGAGGTCAAAGAAAATTGCTGAATGGGAAGAGAAAAACAAGAGTGACGGCGTTGGGTATCGTAGTCTCTGGACTACGGACGAAGAGCAGGGCAGGTTGGATAATGAAGGTAGATTGAGTCTAAGGAGATTAAAATGATCATAGTGTTATCGAAAAATCCAAGTGATTACGTTCGACGCCATTGTCTTAACCGGCAACGTACTAAAGAACTAAGCAGCGATTATGAACCCAATACCATTATAAAATTTATCAAAGATCAAATTAAGTCAGGCCAGAAGCCATTGGATATTTTCGTTGAAGAGGATTTTGAAAAGCGCCGCAGTTTAGCCATTGTGGTGCCTTGGATGAAATCCGAAGGTATCGAATTCAAGATGCTAAAAGAAAAACCTAGATTAGAATATCCATTTTGGGATGCTATTACAATAGGGATAGAGAGAGCGTCTGAAGCGCATCCGCGTGCTACTCAGAGGTTAGATGGTGTTGAAGAGAATCCACGCTATATTGTTTGGCCACCAACACAATATAGTAATATTGAACCTAGTGGCTTTGGAGATCAAATTAGCGCGGCACCGCCAAATACAACTAGTATAGATAATCCTTATTGGCAAGTGGCCCGGAATCAAGCTGAAAATAGTATTTATGTTCAGGAAAATATAATTCGTCATGAACGCGAATACGCTGCGGAATTAGAGAGGATGAATAGACTTCTTAATGCCCGTGACCGTAGAGAGACGGGGAATGCTGCCATATATTTACCTTCGAGCGTTTCTAACAACATTACCTCTATTTTTGACGAGCTTTAACGTTGAGCCTCATCATTAAATGTTCCAACAAAGATTGTGTTCAAAAAGAACTATGTCTTCGTTGGACGATCAAGCGAGAAGACGGTCAAGAAACTAGGAGTTGGAAACCTGCCCGCGATTTAAGCGTCTGTAATGGGTTTGTTAGCAACTACAAGCGGACTGAAGAAGGTATATTGGCCCGGGCTATGAAAGACTCTATGGGGATAGATCTATGATTAAAATTTTGCCAGAAACCATTGGAGGTATTGATGTTAGTCATTGGAACGCGCCGTATGATTGGTCAAAAGTCGCATCGGAAGGTGTTCAATTCGCGATCTGTAAAGCTTCTCAAGGCGAATCCGAGGTTGACCCATCTTTTCAGGTTAATGTTCAGCGGGCCAAGGCGGCGGGATTACTGGTTGGCGCTTATCATTTCTTTGACCCATTACAAGATTCCTTGGTTCAAGCACAAAGCTTTACGGACCAAATAAAAGCATGTAACCAACCTGTGTTAATAGCTTTAGATGCCGAGGGCGATTGGAGTGAGTTGGCTAATGATGTGATCATTTCCAAGCTAACTACATGGCTTGATTACGTCCAAACAGAACTGAATGGCCCTGTTTTCCTATACGTTAGCCATTTATTCATAACTTCTTACCTCTTGCCAGACTTCCCGTTTGAGAAGTACAAACTTTGGCTAGTGAATCACTACGGAGATTTTGGCACTAATCCCAAGGCCGATATGATCCAAATGCCAACCCAGAACGTGCCTGGGGTATGGGGGCAAGTCGATATAGACCTGTTTCAAGGCTCATTAGCCGATCTTCAGGCTTTACAGGCAAAAGCAGTCTAGGCTATACTCCTGAAAAAGGAGATAACCATGCCAGAACCGACTCAAGTACCAGCCCAAGTACCTCAAACTAATTTCTTGTCTAGGGCTATTGTTGCTGTTAATTCATTCCTGGTGGCTAACCCCGTCATCAAGAACCTTTTGGGCGGCGTTCTCCACGCTGGCACCATCGGCGCGGTGGCTTATATCGCTACCATGTTCTCCCCGGCCAACGTTGGTGTCATCACCGCAACTGGGATTTTAGGGGCTTTCGGTGCGGCGGTTAAAGCTTATGCCCAGCATCAAGCGGATCTCTATCAGCAAGCCCAAAATACGGTGGTGGCCAAATGATTGGTATCGTCTTTAACGGCGGCGGTTCTCGTATTGCGGCTCACGCTGGTTACACTATCGGTCCTTTAGCCAATGTCAAATATGACCAACTCTTTGGCGTTTCGGCGGGCTCTATCTGGGCATCTGTTCTTGGTTTCCGTGGTCCGCAAGTGGGTTTGCAAGTTTTGGCTGAAATCACAAGCACTGATCAAATCTTTGTGAAGAAGGATGATATCGCTTTGATAGGCGACTTAGCCCTTCGCCGTTATCCAGGGGTTCCTTACGGCTATGGTCCCCTTCGTAAATTGATCCAGAAGTACATTGTTGGCCGCCCGTCTGTCCCTGTCACCATCTCGCGGGTTCATATCAACACCGGGTATCACCAGCACATTACCGCGAACCCCGATGGCACGTTTGAAACCGATAACGATGCCTTGGGTAAAGTTGAAACCATTGAAGACTTCCAAGACGCTATCGTTTGCTCTTGCATCATCTACCCAATGGTAGATGGGTTTATCGCCAAGAACGGCATAGATGGTTATGCAGATGGTGGGTATCGAGAAGCTGGCCCAGTCAAGATCGCTATGGAAAATGGTTGTACAGAGCTTCATATCTGTCTGACGGGTATGTTCTCCCAGGACTCTGGGGCTAACGGCCAAGACGGCTCGATCATTGGTGGAACGACGAACTTGTTCCTGGCAATGGCTAACGAGAATCTCTTGAATGATGTGGATGAAGTCATTGAGAACCAGAACGTGACCAGCTTCTTCTACATGGGCACTTATCAGGGCGATTCCAACGTGTTTGACCAGGTTGATATCCAGGCCAACATTAAAACCGCCTCTCAGGTCCAACCCGTCTTGAGAAACAACCTCAAGATCATTGATTAACTAACTTCCGACTCTCGCGTCTAGGGACTGACTCCCCCTAGGCGCTTTTTATTGTCTAAACGAGATGATTGTGGTATAAGTTATTCCGAAGTCGAAATCAAACAAAGAGGCTCTAATGTCCGAGAAAGAGAAGTTCAGTGAAAAAGTGTTCATCAAAGAAGGCCCAACCCCAACCCAAGGCCCCAAGGCCCTGTATTACAAAGTCAAAAGCGATAAAGGGCTTGTCTTTAATATCGGCAAAGACACCTATGACGCCTATGGACCGCTACTCCCAGGTTCAACCTATTTCATGGAAGGGAATATCGCGCCTCCCAAGCCGGGATCGGGATACACGCACGGATCGCGGTGGGTTGATAGTGTATTTCTAGAAAATCCTTCAGAGGCTAGTGTTCCACATGGAACAATGCCTATCCCGACAAACAGGGCCATTTCACCTATGCCTCAAAAAGATTCAACTCCTTCTAATGTCCGTACTAAGTTCGAGGGTTTCCGTTGTGGTATGGCGGTCGAATTTGGGGCTCAAGCAGCACTATTTAAGGGGCTTAATCCCGAAAATGATGACTTCTACCAATATGCTACCAAGGTAGGCATTAAGTTTCTTGATTATAGCGCCCGCTTCGATTCCACCCATAAAGAGGTGGACTTTTGACGAAATCAGAACTTGATTACGTCTATAAGTGCATCCATTTAAGCGAGAACCACCTCTTTTCGATCCTCGGCGAATCCTTTGCCGATGAGAGCGGTAAGATCAATGAAAAACTGGAAAGAGCCGTCCGTGAAGCTTGGGGAGCCTGTGCTAACGCCCGGGAGGAATATCACAATTGGGAGAGCGTAAAGAGTGGAACTAACAGAGATATTGGCCTATCGGTTCAACAGCCCATCCGTAGACAGGGACTACCAGGATAAAATCCCCAAGATGTACGAATTGATGACGGGCGAAATGCGCTCTGTGGCAATTGCCCCTCTAGAAGACAACGAATCCCACCTCAAAGAGCGTTTGAGGAAGTATTCGGAGTATTTGAATCGGTTAGCCTTTATTCGCAATGAATGCGAGACCTTCAACCAGATCGCCTATACCAAGGAACTGGTTCAGTTTGAGGCAGAGGGCAAAAAGACCACTACGGCCAAGGAATGCGCCCTATCTGAGGCGTCTGGGCCTAATTATATGGCCTCTCTTGCCCGTTACCTGTCCGAGAGTCTTAAAGAGGGCAAATCGTCCATCCAGAGCCTCCTAAGCGCAGAAAAGGCGGCAAGGTGGGCTGGCAACCCATGAACTACATATCCAAGGGTATGAAACCTAAGCTGGCCCTATATAAGGTGGTCAGGGATGCCGTTATTGAAGCAAACGTGCGTTTCTATAACGCTTTCTTGCCTATTTGCGAGAAGTGCAAAGTTCCCATCCGAAACGTCAAGGATGTGGAGGTTGATCACATTTTTGGGCATTACACAGCGGATAGGTTTGCCCTATGCGGGTTCCTTTCCCCGCGCAATATGCAGGTTCTTCATCCTTGGTGCCATTCTGGCAAAACCGATACAAAGAAGTCGGGCGAAGAGAGTGATTTTAGAAAACCGGAAATGAAGATCATCTTAGACCAGTTGGAACTAGAGATCGTAGGCGCTTTTGAGATCCCCCTGTTGTACCGGGGACAGTGGCATCCTAGTAGCTATAAGGAAGCCTGGAAGAGGGTATTTAAGCGAAATCCCAAGGAGAAACACTGTGGCTAAGTTAACCGACGAAGAGAAGCGTAAAAAGGGCCGCGAAGCTGCCCAAAAACGCAGGGAAGAGAGCCGGGAAGATTATAACCAATATCACCGTAATTACCGAGCTAAGAACACTAAGAAGATCTTAAAGATCCAGATCAAGAGTCTTCAGAAGCGTTACGAGAGTCTTGACTGATAAGAGCCTCTAGGAATGGGACGTATTCCATCTTGGCGATCTGTTGAGTAGAGAATCGCAATATACGCCAACCCATCGAGGTCGCGGTGTTATATTTCTCTATGTCTTTTAGAAAACCAATCCCACGAGTATGACGCCCACCTGTCCAAATCCCACCTTCTTGTTCTATGGCAATCTTCAAGGTGGGGTTTGCAAAATCGAAGCGCCACTTACGGGTTGGATGAAACTTAAACTCAGTTTCCCACTTAGCTAATGAAACAATGGACGAAGAGGTCATTTGACGTGTTTAACGAAATCGATCTGCCAAGGGGCTGTCCATCCGTTCATTGTAAGAACGAACCAGCACATAGCCGCTACTAAAGCCACTATAAGGGCACTTACAGTCCATTTTCCTACCAAAGCGTATTTATCGTCAGCCCATTCTTTAATGGCTTCTTTAGCCGCTTCTTTGAAGAGTAGTTTTGCTTCTTTTTCGGGCAAGTTCATTATTGGTAATACTGTTTTACAATGATGATGCCAGAAGCACCACCACCGCCTGCATTACCACCACCGCCTGCTGTACCACCTGCTGTGGCTGCCGGGACATTGTAAACAAAAGAAGAAGGAATTGACGATGTGACCCAAGCGTCAATATAAGCTCCCGCCCCACCGCCACCAGACGATCCACCGCCAGCCAATCCGCCAGCACCACCGCCACCAGAACCAGTATTTGCTATAGCTGTTAACCCGGCAGATGCAGTTCCGCCACCGGGAGCACCTCCGCCCAGAACAGAATCGCCACCAGCACCACCTGTACTATTAACAAGATTATCTCCTGGTTGGCCCGAAGCTCCGGCAAAAGTAACGGCAGAAGTCCATCCAGATCCCAAAGTTGGGGTTCCGCCAGCACCACCACTACCTCCAGCTATACCGCCTGTACAAGTTAAAGTCCCAAAAGTAACAGAGCCGCCGTTCGTACCACCACCAGGACTCGTTCCAGCTCCAGCACCCGAACCACCAGCAGCAACGCATATAGCTTCGAGATAAAACGGATGACCCGTTACGTTAAAAGTGCCTGAGCCTGATTGCAAGATGGTAATGATCGGAACATTAAGTGTTATTGTAGTGGGCGTCATCGTAACAGACGGTGTATTAGTAGCCGTACTAGTAGCCGTATTTGTGGCTGTTTGAGTACTGGTCGAAGTTTGGGTATAAGTCTTAGTGGAAGTAGATGTGGCAGTGTTAGTAGAGGTAGAAGTAGAAGTGGCCGTCGAAGTAGAGGTATTGCCAGCGGTCGAAGTAGAGGTAGAGGTAGAGGTAGAAGTAGAAGTGCTCGTAGAAGAAGAAGTAGAGCTTTGAGTTGGAGTATTAGTGAAAGTGTTGACCGATGTACCCGTTGGGGTATTAGTGGCCGTTGAAGTGGAAGTATTGGTAGCGGTTGATGTTGAAGTGGATGTGTTAGTAGGGGTCGGAGTCGCGGTACTAGCTATATACGTGAATCCCAAAGAATTTGAATTGTTGATTCCAACAATCGCGTACACGGGAACAATACCAGCATTCATTCCAACTGGAGAAGTGACGGTAATAGCAGTAGACGAAGATCCTGTCACGACACCTTGGGAACCTCCAAAATAAACAACTGGATTAGGCGAAAGATTAGTCCCGGTTAGTGTGACAGCGGTACCACCAGATTGAGGTCCTGTAGCTGGGTTAATATTTGTTAGATTAGGGGCACTTTGACCAAAAACCCAAGAAGTTAGAAGTATTGAAAATAGAAAAACTGGAATCTTTATCATTTTTTTCTCCAATTAGTATGCTTGATTTTAGCCTATCTTCACAAAACTTATCAATCCAAATGTATTGGCTTGTCCAGATCCATTTGTCCCAGGCCCCAGATCACCAATTCCAGCAGTGCTTGTTGAATAATATTGGAATGCAATTACCTTTCCTGCCGGAATAGTAAAAGTGCCATAGTTTAATTCAGTAAATACCCAAAATGTTTGGCTGGGGGCGGCATTTAAAGATCCAGTCAAAATCGTCGTAGAATCAGTAATATTAAATAATCTACACGTAAAATTCCCTGTTCCGCCTTGTTCTAGCCATCCTCTTTCCAAATAATAAGTCCCGGCAGGCAATATCCAAGTATTTGACGAAATGGCAGCTATAGATAGATCATTTTGAAGAATTGTGTTTATTGGATAAGTAGTAAACGCTCCCGTTGTTGCCGTTCCGCCAGCCGTTCCAGCAGGTTGTTGGTATGCAAGAATTACTCTTTTATTTCCTAAAAATTTACCCAAAGTCAATTGATTGATGAACTTCTTTAAACGGTATTGATTCCATCCATCTTTTCCGATGAAATTATCAACATTCGAGAAGTCAAACCAGATCACTTGGGCATCCTTGATTCGGCTATCCGCTTCATATGTTCTTTGGGGTTAACCTTCAATGGAAGTTTCATACCCTTACTTGCTTTATCGAATTCAGCGGTAGGAAATCCTGCCTTCTTAGCTGATTCAGTATGAGCCCAGCGCTCTTGTTTTTGAGATTCATAAGGCATTATTGCCCTCCAGAAAGAAGTTGTTTTAACTTTTCGCCTTCAGCTTTTTCTTGTTTAACGGAAAGCAATTCATTCATATAAGCGGCCTTTGCACCGGCCTTATCTCCAGATTGATATTTCCGTTGAGCTTCCTTGGCGAAGTAGCGTGGCATGTTCTTAACACCCAACTCATGAGTTCCTTTGAAGTTAAGAAGATCTTCCATTGTTGAATAGTTTTTTTCCAATTGAGGGTCGGCTTCATGAAGGCTAAGGCCGCCGCTGTATCGAAGTAGTTTTTCAATAGGCCCAGTTTTATCATCGGTCATGGCTTGCATTGGGTCATTGAGCGCCCGCAATTGAGAAAGCGGGTATTGCATGGCTAACTTAGGCATTACAACATTCCCGAAATTAGCCATTTGACCCGGTATCTTTTCAATTTTCTGGCCTGCATTCAGGTTGTAATTAGCGGCCATTTCAACGGGAGTTCTGACAAAAGCGTTAACCATTCCGCCCAATGTTTTTAGAGTTGATTTACCTATATTGATTGGGTTTAAAACGTCAGAAACTGTTCTCCCTGTCCCGGTATATCGGTTTACGTCATTAGCTGGCCAGAGACCGTTAAGATGAAGGTATTCATTCTCTGGAAGGTTAGTGCCAATAGTTTTGTTCAGAAGATTACCAATCCCGATTGGAGTTCCTTCGGCTTTATTACCTGACCAATACTTGCGTTGGTCTTGTATATCTTGGCTGTTCTCGTTTTGAAGTTTGATAGGCAGTCCAGAACGACCAGGAGCCTTCAACCATTGTTTGGTCATGTTCTCAATGTTCTTGCGCTGGAACGTGTAAAACGGGACAAGTTGTTTAGCCTTCTGGTCTAATTCGCCCAGATCGCTATAATCGTACAAAGCTTTACGAACGGCTTTGGCACCAGCAAAAGGTTCATAACCTTGCCGAAGAGTCTCGACGAATGTACCTAAACGAGAAGCGTCTTCAGCAAAGTTGTGAGCCTTCCACATATTATCTACAACGTGCTTTTGCAAACCTTTAGAACCAAGATAGGTTTCTTCCTGGTCAACCGTCTTGGGCACTTCCATCTTGAACTGACCCATGCCATAGGCGCGGTTCTCTTTGGCAAGGTTGAAGACTTGACGATCTGTTAAAGGGCCTAATTTCGGAGAGTTAACAATGACTTTATCGGTGAACTTTCCGTCGCGGACAGCTTTAGCCAACGAAAGACCAGAGGCTTGTGATTGTGGGTGCCACAGGTCATTGATATAGGCCAAAGCGTTGTTACCAGCATAGATACGACCAACGGACGCGGGAAACAGACCGAAGAAGCTCTTCTTAGTGAAGTTGTTGAAGTTAGACACCAATCCCTGAGCTTCTCTGGCCCAAGGCGAAGAACTGCCCATGTTCTTCATCTTTTCTAGCGACTTAGCGATCTCAGGAGGGAAAGAAAGCGTTCCGTCTTTGCTCAGTTCTTTAGAAACAGGGGCTTCTACTAAATCACCAGGTTTGATCTCTTTGGAACGGTACTTTTCTAACAAGGCGTCTTTAGGAACACCATAGGTCTTAGCAACGTGGGTCATAAAGTCTTTTTCGTTAGTGACCTTAGCGTTCTCTAGATAACGTTGTGCATGAACCCGCGCCACGTTATCATCAAACACCTTACCCTTGAATTCGTCTAGTTGAGGAATGTTGCCAAGTCCTCTCACCTTACTTAACTTTCCAGCTTGAGCCATGTTATTGATCTCGTTGATCGTGTACTTGCCCAACGTATCACCACGGCTTTTCTTGGCGTCATTGATCGCTTTTTCGATAGCCTGACGTTGAGAAAGTTCGATTTTAGGGTATAGCGTTTTCATCAAGTCTTGAAATTCAGGAGTGGAATTATGTTCCATGTAGTAGTCGCGGGTCTTCCCGCCTTCAGAACCAGCGAACTTCTCGAAATTGCCAATGTACTTATCGGCCAACGCTTTCATTTCAGGAGGCAACATTGTGGCGGCGGCCTTTTGAACCATGAATGGAGCATTCTCTAATTGCCCCTTTAGTGTCTGAGATCCAGACGGCTCTATGTATTCAAGAATTCGTTTGTTCAATTCATCAGGCGTGATATTCATTTTTTTAGCCGTGGCTATGATAGCCTTATTGTCATCCTCTTCCATTTTGATGGCGTCGATAGTGCTGGCGTTATTCGGGCTCGTCAGCATCTGCTCTTTGGCGTTATCGTAAGGAACGTTACCAGTTTTGGTCGAAATGCCTTCCAAAAGCGTCTTGATCGGCTTACCAACAAGCGGCGCTTTAGTGATGCCTTTACCAGCCAGCTCTAGGCCATGACCAGCGATTTTGTTCACGGCAGAAGGCAATAAAGACTGACCGCCATAACTGGCAAGAGTTCGTTCTCCATTCTGAAGACCTTTGGCAAAGCTTCCTGCCTCGTTTCCAGATTTGAGAGCAATATCACCAGCCTTTGTTACCCCTCCAAGGCCAGAGTGCATCAACGGGTCTAATTTAAAGTCGCCAAGCATCCCAAGATCGTTTTGCATGATTCTGGCAACGCGGTTCATGGGAGAGTTAATTGGCTGGCCAGTGTATCTTTCCAACATATCGTTGAAAGCCTTTGAGTGTGTTACGTCTTGCCAGCTAACACTATTTGGCGTATCAACCATTTGACCTAAGTTGTCGGAAGCACCTTTCCCGTTCAGGAGATTAGAAATGGCCCCGGACATGAACCTATTGCCCTTTTCAAGGTACTGGTTGAAGAGTTTGCTGATGAGTGGTTCAACTGCGTTATAGGTACCTTTAATGGCTGGAGTGATAATAGGTTCAGCATCTCCGGCAACCGTTTTATAGACAGATTTTGCAATCTTAGCACCACGATTTAATCCCATACCAGCATACTTCTGTAGCTGGACGCCTGGATCTAACGGATCAGGAATAGAATTAAAATCGAGATCTGGCATTACATATTACCGCCAATTTGAAAAGTGCCTCCAAAGTCAGGCGTGGGAGCAGGCGTTGGAGCTGTTACAGGTTTTGTATTGATCGGAGCACCACTTGGTGCCTTAACCTTTGGCTTATAAATCCCGACATTTTCTTTTTGAAGACCAGTTTTTAAAGCAGCGCCCATCTCAGCTTCATCATCGGCATCCGGCGTGCGAGACCACATTTCTTCCGCCTCTTCATGCGATATCTTTGGAACACCAGTTACATCCTTTGAATCTTCAACCATCTTATTGACAGTTGTTTCATGCTTTTGCTGCATGAGCGCAAATTGCTTTTGGAGATCCTTCAGCGGTTGATTAGCGTATCCTCCCCCGCTTCGAGGACG